AGAGAAAAAATTACCTAGCGTTATGAAAGACACTTTGCCAAAAACTACAGGCCCATCTTTTCAGCTACCAACACCACAGCAATCATAAGTGGAAATACCACAGGTTAATATTTATCAGATACAAATACCAGAAATTAAGACATGGCAGTTTGAAGTTCCTGTTATCAATAAAGTTCCAAAACCGATTATTAATTATGCTGGCTGTGTAAAAGTCCACAGAAATAATTTAATAAATTTAATTGATGTTGATGAAGATGGAACTGTGGTTAAGTGTGGTGTAAAGATGCCAAGTTATGAGCCTTTACAGTGGACACCTAACAGCTTTGTTTATTCATCACCACCGCAAAATACTAATATTGCACCACCTTCCTATATGGAGGCACAGAGACCAGAAATACCAAACAAGAAAAAAGAAAAAGAGTTTTTTATTGAATGTCCTAATGAAACAAATCTTAGGATTGGAAA